ATACGGCGTAGCACCATGACGTTCCTTAATGCCTTTAGCCATCTTCTTGGCTTCATTGACATCCCAGCTTTCGATGGGGCTCTGACTTGTTTCGGATACAAAAGTTCCAGGAGAACAAAAAGTGACAAAATGTTGTTTCATACATTCTTTCTATGTGTTTGGTGCCCCGGGCCGGACTCGAACCGGCACGCAATTACGCGAGGGATTTTAAATCCCTTATGGCTACCTTTACATCACCGGGGCAAATTCTTATCGCATTACTTTTTTAATGCTACAACTGCATTATAATACCTTCCCTTTAACGCCGCAACCGATATCTCTAACTTTATTGCGGTATCCTTAAATCCATATTCTTTTACAGATTTAACCACTTCGTTATAATCCATTGCTCGTTTTCGACCACCTAAGTTCTTTATTCCAGCAGCTTTCTTATTAGCATACATTTCTTGTATGCTGGCCGCTATGTTAGCATTATGGTCGGTAGAGTTGGTCGAACCTTTGTTTCCAACAGCATTCTTATTGCCTATCATTCTTTCAGACTTCAATCTACATGCTTCATCATATCCGTATTTTTCTATAGTAGCATCCCATGGATTCTTATAAGTTCCTATCTCTTCCCGTGTTGCCATCATTCTTGCGACAACTTCGGGATTTCGCATAGGATTCTCTTCAGATGTATAACCTGCTGAGTTTCTAACCTGATTATAGTATTTTCTATTTACGCCGTGATATAGTTCGTCATCGGGTATTAGACTTAGAAATTCTTCCTCTTTTTGTAATATCTCATCTGTCGATGTGTTACTACTTTCCCAGAGGATAGCTCGTGTAAATGTTTCAGGATGCCTGTTATAGAAGTTCTTAAAGACTGTCCCACTGCCGACATATCCATCATCGGGTGTCCCCTGATGTCGACCTAAGTATTTTAAGCCATTTAGAGAGTTAGTCCATTCATATATAAATCCGTGCATAACACATATTTATACATAAAATCACCTAAATGATGGACAAAGTGAACTAAATCTTTATCGCCTGCTTGTCAATGATTTTGTAAAATCTATGATTATCAATAACAGCAAGTAGTTTGTATTCTTTCGACCACTGCGGGTATTTATACCTTTTTAATTTCATCACTGTCGGAGCCAGATAATGCGTTGCGCCATTGGTTGGATCATTAATTTCTTTCCGTATCACAATCTTAGCAACTGCTAATGCCTTCTTCCAACTTTCCTTATCTATTATATTTTTTTGCTTAGGTTCCAGATGCAAGCTCATTGCAGCAGCCTTGAGCGCAGGGTTGTTATTAAAGATTGAGTATTGTTTAGGGGACAAAACAACCCCACAAACCGTCTTGTTTACAGCACGATTGACGGCAGTATATGCCACTGCCACCATGCCCTTCTCTGCCTCCCCTCGAGCTTCACCATATATCATAGTAGCCAAACATTTTTCCTGCTTTGGATCTACCTTTACTATCTTTGTGTGCCCACGATAGCACATCGTAGGAATACCTTGTTGCACTATAATAGGCACAAGGGCAAGTGATAGGAGTAAGCGTCTCATGCTCTTATTATAAGAGCATTAGGAATAATAGTCAACAGGATATAGAATAAGTGGCAGTCGCGGATTAGAGCTTCTTTAGCAAGATAAATGCCCACTGCCTGTAAACTGGATCTTATGGATTTATTTATTGCCGGCCAGCGCACAAAAAGATGGCAATCGCGAAGCAGATGCTGAACCACCATGCAGATGGCCGAGATGCTTCCATTGCCAGTATTCAACAAGGAGATATTTCAATCCATGAAGGACACCTTAAAGTTGGCAGTCACGAAAAGTAGTGCCGAACCAGAACCTAATCCGGTCGAGATGCTTTTCCACTGTCTGTTCCGACATGTATTAGGAACCTTTATAAGAAGTTTACAGCCCTTTCGGGATTGGCTCCACTTATGCCGTGGTGAGCATTCTTATATTAAAGAAACTTTGTTGGCCCCTCCAGAGTCGAACTGGAACCTTAAGAATTATGAGTTCTCGGCACTACCTTTATGCTAGAGGCCAACAAAGCATCCTTTTCTGATCTCTGTTATTTCTCTCTGTTTTATTATACGCAACTTTTTAGGAAACTGCGACCATTTTGCTCTATCTCTATCAGTCTCATATCCTTTTACTTCTACATACAAGTCCAGAGATGGTATATAAAAATCTGGATTATATTTTCTTATTCCATTCCAGTTATATTCGAACCATTCTGTAGATCTCTCAATATCAATATTCTTACATTCGCACCATTTATAGAAATCTAACTCCCACTGCCCTTGAAACTTTATTCCATTATAGATTATCTGTTTCGTCCTCCCTCTATTGCTACTCGTATACGATTCTGGATGTTGGTCAACTACAAGTTTCATCCGAATAGAATGAAGCTTTTTTGATTCATCGTTCCACATCAACGCTCTAATACGAGAGCATTCTGAAAGCTTTTCCCTTGTTTCATCCCTAATCTTATAGTCTTCTAAAGACCATTGATTCTTTCCCGCAACTCGATTAGGATTTAACTTACAAGATTTTTGGTGTAAGGTATGTCCGTTTTTAAGGGTAAAGTCTTTCCCACAATACAAGCATTTCATCATGTATTTATCTTATTTACCTGCAGAGCCCGCTGCTCTAACCAACTGAGCTAACGTCGCGTATCTTATTTCTTCGTCTTGCGAGGATCTTCGTCAATTACACCTTGTACCAGCAAACCATCACATAAGGCATTCATAATGATCCATAGTTTCCAGTCTGTTGCGGTACCTTGCTTCGCAATTTCTGCCAAGGTAATATTCATTGCCCTTAATTCTACCAAAAGGCTTCTTCCTGAGTTTTCTTCTTCCATTTTATTTTCCTTATTATGCTTTCTTCTTCATTTGGCTGACTTTGGAGTTTACCGTGACAGCAACTTTTTTCACTACCCTGGGCGTGATTTCCCTCTCAAGATACCATGCAAGCAACTTGGTCTGAACCTGTTCCACTACGCTACCGTAAACGGGATCATATGTAAAACGAATAGGAGAATCAACCCATGCCCGACGTTTCATAAACGCACGAACACTGGCACGATGCGCCTTATCAGCAGGGTCAAACTTTACAGTTTTCGGTAATTGGAGAAACATATCATTTCCTTTGTGTGTTAAATGGTCCGCCTGGAGGGAATCGAACCCCCATGAGCACCTTAGAAGGATGCGGTCCTAATCCGTTGAACGACAGGCAGTTTATCAATTAAAGAAGCCAGTCATTACAGGAATGACGGTGGTACAGAGAAAACTCACATTGACGTTTTGCAATACAATCACAGCAATCTCATTCAGCATGTTCATAATTAGCTCCTTTGTGTATATAGTATAACAAAAGACGAAGGGGCCGTCAACTGGCCCCTTCCATCTTTGTCAGTCTGCTTACTTAGCAGTAGAAGCGGCTTTGGCAGGTGCTGCAACGGCTGGAACAGCCTTCTTAGCAACAGCCTTCTTAGCAACAGCCTTCTTAGCCTTAACTGCCTTCTTTGCAGGTGCAGCCTTAGCAGCCGGTGCAGCAGCAACAGGTGCTACCGTAGCAGCCGGAGTGACGACAGGAGTTGCAGCCATAGCGGAGATTGCGAAAGCTGTGATAACAAGTGCGATAAGTTTTTTCATATTTTCCTTTTGTGAAATGTGGTATGTTATTTACAATCTTTTATCAGCAACCTAGCTGAAGATTGGTCTTTAGAGCCTAATTATACAATGCCTATTAGGCATTTGTCAATCACTTCCAGTTGATAGATCGGAAATACAGTTGATTTTGGTTTGAGAGTTTTCAAATAATCCAAAGTCAGTGTTCGTTTATTTCCGCGAACAGATACCTTATATCCAGCTACAAAGTGATTGAATTGGTTTGGAAATTGTTTCGCCAATGGCTTTAACATTCCTGTAACCTTTACTGAATACAATTGTTCATCCGCAATGTTCCAGAAGTATCCCGGATACTTCGTTGCGACAAATTCTTTTGGTAAGGTAACCATATTAGTGAAGGATAGGTTGGACTTCAGGGTCTTCCATCATCAATCCACCTGCCTGATATGTTTCAGTAAGATGGTCAGTGAGAGTATCAAAGTGTGTTCTTGCTTCACGGTCGTTGCGAAGCATCATACGCAGAATATTGCGACAATGTGCTTCAGTTAAATCCTGGACCTGGAATAGTCGCCCATCTTCAGTGAGCCAGATTTCGTCGCGGTATTCTTTTCCATCGTGGGATATATAAGATTTATGTTCCTGCCATTGAACAAGAAAACCTGTATTGTCTTTCATCTCTTGAACATCGACAATATATTTGTGATCCACTAATAAGGATTCCACAAATTCATTTACTTCAGCTTCGTCTTTAATTTCTTTTTTCATTCTGCTTCCTTTGCTTCATCTCGCATATTTCTTGCTTCATCAAACCCGACCCAATTATCTACGCCCGCAGCCTCGAGCCACATAAGCCAATCAGCATCTTCGCAGAGTCGGTCGTATTCTGCCTTGGTAATGGTAATCATTTGTTCGCTCATCATTCAACTCCGAATCTGTTTCTAATAGTAAACCAAATATTATCTGCTGCTACTTTACCTTTTGCACTTATCTGAGCAGTTGCTTCATCATTTGCAATTTTCACACATTCTTTCACAATCAACTCGGCGAACTTGTCGCGCAATCGCATCAACTGAACCGGGTTCAGTGTAGTCCAGGTTTCGGGCACAGCCGCGTCAAGCGCCTGGCCGAATAGTTCATCAATTCGTTTGTTCACCATATCACCGCTATCAAAACAATAAGAAGGCATACAATGCCAGCAGCATTGCGGACATTAGACCAGAATTCAGGATCTTTCATATCAGTCCTTAAACATTGCTTCATCACGTGCTTGTTCACGCAAGTAATCTGCCATATCTGCCATGCGTTCCGAATACGTTGGGTGCTTAGGATCATTTCGATCGTATCCCGCATCTTCGTCATAGTCGTCTTCGTCGTAATCATCATTAGGTTGAGTCATAATATCTCCTATGTGTCTTATTGTAAGCGATGGCTATATGTATGTCAACTGGAGATTGGAACTCGACGTTCACCAAGACCGACCGTTGCCGGATCGCAACAATGGCACAGAGTGGTGTCGGTATTCATCTGTTTCTTCCAGTTGTAACAATTTGTAAGAAATGTAACTAGATGTATTGAAACTCTTTAGAAATCCTACGGTTTTCTAGGTGGCGGATTGACTGGGAGATTTGGTTTTCTGGAAGGCACTGGTTGGTAACCATTTCCGTCTTTACCATTAAAGACAGATTTCATTTCGAATCCTGTCGGCAGTAAGAATAATGTCATTCTTTATTGAAGTTCGGTCTCGGCCATACACCATTGAGAGTGTATAGCATAGATCGGCCAGATTCGAATCTGGAAGTGCTACCATTGCTTGACCCAATTCTTCAACTAGAGTCCAATATGATTTTGCTGTGACTGTGTTATTCATTCTTCCGCCAATCCCGGAAGACCTATGGTCATAAATTCGTCAGGATAATCTTCCGGATACATTTCTCTGTGATGTTCATTACATAGAACCTTAACCCAACTACCACTACGTGATTTTCCTGGCGCCCCACATTTTTCGCATACGTGAGCTGTCATAGCTTCAGCAAAGTCGATATAGTTACTCATCTCGGTTGTTCCACCATGCACATAAAAACGCAGCGTGCCGAACTTCTCCTTGACTTGAACAATTTCTGGAAGTTCTGCCAAGGCATCAATAACATCTTGTTCTAGTTCTGCGATAGGTTTATTGAATGTGGCTTCTGGATTTTCCATTGCATACTTTAGACGCGCCTTAGCATTCTCTACACGATATGATATCATACCACAAAGTGTATCAATAATGCCGTACCATCCGTTACCGATACTAAATTCGAAGTCTATAGACTTCTGAAATAGGTCGGGATGCCGTTTAGCTAACTCTTCAAAATTTTGTTCTTCCATAGTCTAACTATAACATAAATGTATGCGTAGGTCTATAGCATCATAGATCTATAGGCGGGAAAATGGTGCAGGATTTTGGTGCAGGATTCCTAGACAGGAATGCTATCTGAAATTACGAATCTGAGATAGAAATCTGAGATGGAAAACTGTGTAGGATTTTCAGATATAGACTGGACAGAAAGCTTGATAGATTGCCGAGCTTTTGCTCAACAACTCCGCGCCCTCAATCTCTGTTGGATATTCAAAACCAGCAACTGGTAGAATGAGTCTATTTGGTTTCTCTATGTCAAAGTAGAAGTCCATTACAGGGACCATATATCTAGAAGAGCAATCTATTATGATATGTTTCACCACACTTTTTACTGTAACTGATTTATCTCCAACCTTTATTGTTTGAGGATCATTGGCAACTAATAGAAGAGCACCACTTACATAATTCCCATTGGCAGTCTTGGTCTTATCAAATCCGTTCACATCTACAAATGCCTTTGATTTAGAATTTTTATAACCTACTATGGGTTTCCAATTAATCGGCTGACGCAAGACTTGATTCTCTTCTCCCGAAATAGCAAGAAGACACACCGTTAATAATAGGAGAAATAGGCGCAACTTCATAAAGTTATTTACCTATTTAATATAGTTTAGGAGAGTTAGTAGACTAATCTCATTTTCATCCATTACTTCAAAACTTACCCGATGACTGAACTTTAGTTTAGCAATAATTAATTCATCTTCTGTAAGATCTATAACAAATTTTCTAAGCACACCAACATCATTGACAATAATAGTTCCGTAGTGAGTTGCACCCATACTGATTGCTAGAGTAGTATCACTCCATCCAGTTGGATTATGTTCAATGAGTCTGTAGAGCGTCACATTTTAAGTCTATGTTCGGGAAGGTAAGTTTCAAATATAATGCATCTTCGCTCGTTAGTTCTACCTTATAGACCATGCAGTATCCATCCTTTGTTGTGGTAGAATTCATATCATAAGATATATAGTTTTCAGAAATGAATCTATCTAATGCTGTAATTTCCGGGACAAACATTTCTCTTATGATGTGATGTGTTGTTTTCATTCAACGTCTACCTTGGTTGTTTTGCAGTTCACTGCCTTTATCTTTCCTACCTTACATGCAAGCCGGAGATACAATAATTCGTACTTAGAAAGGCTAACCCGATACTTAATTACATTATATGCATCACCTAATACCGTATACTTGATATTAGTCCCTCTTACCGCATTATTAAAGTGCTCTCTTTCTTCTGAATCAATAATTACTATATATGCACTCTTCATTTCAATTGGATACCTTCTAGCTTTTCTGCAAGTATATTAGCATCCAATAACGACCCCTTTGTGGCATCATCAACTGTAAATGTGCCATCGGCATTCATACCATCCACCTTAACGGTGATACGAACAGTATTCATATCATCAAGACGTTTCTCTTCAGCAAGTTCTTCCTCGGTGCGCTCGCGTCTAATCTTTACATATCTCATTCCAAGTCGAAATGTGAGAGCAGCTTCTGGATCCATCTCTATAATAGTTTGGCGATCACAGGTCCGCACATCATCTTCTTTAATCGGATGAAGTTCTTCGAGCACGGTATATTCTTCGGGCTCGAGACGTTCCATGATGCGCTTGAATTTTGCTTCCTCGTCAGCGATGACGGTAATTGTGTATTTTGTCATATTATTTCCTATGTGTTTATTGTATTGGCTGTTCCACCATACCTATAATCGGGATGGATAACTTTAGCGCCACGGCCTCTTGTCTATCCATTGTAACCGAATATAAGGCAGTTAACTCGGCCCGACCGAACTCATTTGATACAAGAACATATTTAGCCTTCTTGGCCATTAGATATTGCTCAAGTTCTACAGTATCATACGGCCACCTTGCTCTAATGAAGTATTTGGTCATGCCATATGATCCTTAAAGGTGCCCGGAGGATATGTTAGCTTGAGCATTGTTTCGTGTTCCTTATCCTGTACGTAGAATATAAATTCCACATGAGCTGTTTGCAGACCCAGACCCGGAATATGTTCATCTATTTCTTTTGTTCTGAAGATAGTTACACCAACTACATCGGTGAGCCACTTCTTTTTTATATCAGATTCCCAAGCATCGCAGGTGAAAGACATAATTCTCATCGTTGCTTATACTCGGCCTGCATATCTAATTTATGACGAAGCTTAATAGCCAATGCAGTTTCGGGATTAACTATAACACCGAACCCAACAAGAGGAATACCTGCTTTCCAATCAAACAAATCCTGACAAGCTGGATAAACCTTCTGATCACGCAACCACTGAAGCTCTATCTCTTTTAGAGCTGGGCTCACAGTATATAACATTTTGATCATAGTTCATTTTACTCTAAATTGTTAATTACCACAATCGGTTATTAACGCTTCCATGCATTGTTGTTGCCGTATTTGAGTTTGAGGAAAACTAATTCTTCTTCTGTTGTATCTATTATAAGAAGAGACTCACCACGCATATTTCTACTATGCCGTGCAATAATTCTGAAATCGATGCCTTCTTTATCTTTCAGCGAATCTGCTTCTTCCCAAGGAACAAACACATGGATGATCATGTTTCATTGACTAATTTCATCATATCGGGAATTCGAGTATGCCCGTTCCTACTTCCGAGCAAGACATATATACGCTGTCCAACTGCTGAATTCATTATCATTACAAGACAGCCACCTGCTGGATTAGTAAATCCAGTCTTAGATAAAATAATATCCAATTTACTTGTTAGTGGATTGGTATTATTTACTTTGATTGACCTCTTATATATTACTATCTCTGCATTTGGTTGATGTGATATATCTTTAATAGTACCACTTAAGGATGCTACCATAAGCAACTTCAATAAATCATGTGCGGTACTAACATTACCCTTATCCAACCCCGTCGGTTCCTCATAGTGTGTACTAGTCATACCGATTTCCTGTGCTTTCTCATTCATACGCTCTACACAATTAGGTAGATTGATGCATAAGATTTGAGCAGCAAAGTTATCTGATCTAACAAGCGCAAGTGTCAACAATTCGTATCGTGTAAGCGATGCTAACTTGTACGGGATGCTACTATGCACCTGTCGCTTCTTTGGAATTGCTAAAGATTCTGTAAGATCTTGCTCTGACGCAAGTAATG